GGCGACCACGCACGCGGTGGCGCCGGAGCCGACGCTCCAGCCGGTGCCGTCGGCGGCCACGTATCCATTGGTGGGTCGCTCGTTCTTCCACTCGCCGACGATCACGCTCGTGTCGGCGACATCGCCCGATGTGGGCCCACCGCCGGCCGTGGGCCCTGCATGATCGGTGTCCTGTACCGTTGCCGATGTGAAGGCCAGCCCGGCGTCATAGCCGGTGATGTCGATGCTCGTGAACGGGGTGTCGCTTGTCGGCACGATGAAAACGTACGTATGGCCAGCGGTCAGCGTGTAGATGCCGTGTCCAGTCTCCGCTGGCGAGCTTCCGTCGGCGGTGTCGATTGGTACGAGGTAGCGTCGAGATCCGTGCATGGGTCACCTCTGGGCGCGCTCGCCCGATGGCTGGTACAGGTTGCTGAGGGTCGTCGGCCCGGCGATCGATGGCGTCGGCGGGGCGCCCTGCGCCGATGCCGCCGGCGAGGGCTTCGCGGCGGGCGTGTGCGCCCCGGCGAGCACCGCGGCGTGCTCCGGATTCTGGCTGGGGTGGAGCGGAAGATCGAACAGACGGCCGAGCCGGACAAGCTGCGTGTAGTCGACCGGGTTCTTGAGCTCGGCGGCGCGCTGGATCACGCGCTGCTGGCCATCGCGGTACAGCAGCTCGTAGCACTTCCGCAGCGTGTCCGCGCCGGTCGGCGTGAGCGTCCCGGCCTCGAGCATCTGGAACGCGACCTGCGGATCGCGAGCGATGGCGACCTGTTGCCCGAAGCGGATCGCGTCAGCGGGCGATGGCGTCCACTGCTTCCCGGTGAAGGGGTTCGGCGGCGGGCCCTTGGGGGCGATCTCGTTCAGCCGCTGGAACATCGTGACGAGGTGGTTGGAGAGCGCGTCGATCAGGTCCGGATCGGTCAGCGCGCGGCCCTGCGTGCGGATCGCATCGTGGATGAGCGCCGGGTTCGCGATCACCGCGGCGACCTCGCGCATCCTCACCGCGGCCTGCTCGGGCAGCGATGCCTTGGCCGGCGCATCGGGCCCGCCGTCGTCGACCAGGCGCTTGCCGAGCGCGTCGGTGGCCTTCAGGGTCCCGACGGTCAGCGCGGCGCGCACCGTGTTCGAGTTGCGCTCGATGACGCCCAGCGATCGATCGACGGCTCGTGCGATGCCATCGCGGGTGCGCGCCGCCAGCGCGGCCGCGCGGGTCTCCGCGGTGGCCGGTACGCGCCCCATGAACCGACCGGCGGCGGCGCGGAGCGCGCGGTACTTCAGGTAGCCGCTCAGCAGGGGGCCGATCACCGGGATGTCATGCGGGCGCGGGACGCCGGGGATGCCCAGGTCGGAGCCGAGCTCGGCGGCGTACCCCACGACGTGGGCGGCATGGAGCGCGCGCTCGCCGACCCCATGCCCGCGCGGCGCCGCGCCAGGGGTCGGCGGCGGGGGGCCGAGCTTGGCGCGCGCCTCCGCGGCGGCGCCGGCGGCCTGCTTCGCGCCGATCTGCGCCTCGGCCTCGGCGATCCGCGCCTTGGCGTAGACGGCGCCGGCCTCGCGCTGGGCCTTCTGGGCGGCGGCGATCCGCTGCTCCTTCTGGCTCGGCCCGAGCAGCAGATCGTCGTCCGCGCGCGCCGGCGGGGCCAGCGGATCGCGGCTCTGCGCAGCGGCGCGGCCGCCAGCTGCGTCGTCCGCGGCCTGCCCGATGCGTGCAACCGTCTTGCGGTTCACCTCGTCCTCCGCGGCCCGGAACGCGGCGGCGTGCTCCTTGGCGACCGCTGGCGCGACGTCGCCGAGCGCCTCGGTCAGCGCGGCGGCCGCCTTCTCGATGCGGGTCACGGCCGGCGCCAGGGCCGCGATGTCCTCGACGGCCCCGGGGCGGGCACCGACCTGGGCGATCTGCTTCTCGATCGCCTGGGCCTCCTGCGTCGCGGCCGCGCGCTCGGCCGGGTTCGCCGCGGTCGCCGCGCGCTCGAGCGCTTCGTCGTGGGCCATCTCGAGGCGCTTGACCTCGAAGGGATGACCGCCCGGCGGGCGCGCCGGACCCTCGAATGGGCGCCCAGCCAGCGCCTTGGCACGGAAGCGCCCGGCGTCCGCCGCGGCGCGCTCGGCCTGCGTCGCCCGAGTTGCCGCGGCGGGCGCGCGCCCCATCTCCGCGAGGCTCTCGCCAGCGCCGAGCCTGGCCGCCGTCCCGCGGAGCTGGCCAGTGAGCGTGTCGGTGGCTGGCGCGCGCGTCCCGCCGCGGAGCACGTCGCTCTCGACCGGCTCGGTGCTGGTGGTCCACTTCACCTTGATCGGCGCGTCGGCCTCGATCGCGGCGGCGAGCCTATGCCGGCCATCGGTCACCATGATCTTGCCCTCGGGGGAGACCCCCAGCTTGATCGGCTCGCGCTGACCCTCGGCGATTGCCTTGCGGGCGTTCGTGATGCGCACCGCGTCCGTCCCGCCGCCGGGCGGCTCGTAGTAGCCCCGATCGCCGATCGACCGCGCCGGCAGCGTTGCCTCCGCGTAGTCCTTGCCGGTGCGGTTGAGATACCGATCGAGCGCGGCGTGATCCGGCACCTCGCTCTCCGGAAGTGGCGCCGCGCCCTTGCCGTAGCGGCCGACGATCCGCGCGCGATCGGGGATGCCTGGTTCGGCCGATGCGGCCGATGTCGCGCTCGTTGAGGGCTCCGCCGGCCGCTTCCCCACCGCGGTCGCGGGCTGCTCGACGGGCACCGGAGCCTGCTCGGCGGCGACCTCGCCCAGCGAGCGCGCGGGCGGCGTGCCCTGGGATCGCAATGCGCGCGGGCCGCCGGCGCCGGTGGCGTCCGCCGACGCGAGCGACACCGCCTGCGCGCCTTCCTCGCGCCCGGTCCCCGCGGCGATCCGCGCGAGCTCGTCCGGCGTCTTGATCCCGCGCGCGCCGGGCGCGCCGAACTCGCCGATCGGCACCGGCGGGCGCTGGATGTCGCCCGGCTGGACGCCGCGGAGGATCGCATCGAGGTCGGGGTCAACCTGCGCGTGGATCTCGTCGAACGCGCGCCGGGCGTCCTGGTACTCGGCGAGCCGCGCGCCGAGCTCGGCCTCATCGGCGGTCACCGGCACGCGGCGGAGGCCGAGCCTCTGGACGCTGGTCTCCGGCCCCATGCTGGCCACGCCTGACTCCCCGGCAAGCGCATCGAGGGCGTTCACCGGGGCCGGAGCGCCGCGGGCGCCTGGGATGACGTAGTCCCGCTGGAACCCCGGCGCCCCCGGTGGTAGTTCGCCCGGCGTGATCGGCTCACCGCCCAAGGCTCTGGCGCGGTCGCGCAGCGCGCGGGCCATCGCGACCTCCGGCGGCTCGGCGGGGGTAGCCGGCGGGCCCGGCGCTGCAACACCAGCGGTCTCGGCCGCGGTTCCGGGCACTGCAGGTGCGCCAGCGGGCGAGCCCGGGAACTCGGCCGGCGGGGTGAACGCGCGCGCATCCGCCATCTCGGCGCCGGCGCGGAGCCGCTGCAGGTTCGCGGCCTCGCGCGCGGTCTGGGCCTCCGCGAGCCTCGCCTCCGCGAGCCTCGCCTTCGCGAGCTCGGCGGCTTGGTCGAATCCTTCGAGGTGCTTCTGAGCCTGCTCGGTCCAGGTCGCCGCCGCGGCATCCGCTGCCTGCGCGCCGCCCTCGGCGTACCGCGCGAACATGCGCCGGGCCGCGATCGTGCCGACCTCGATGCCGTGCGCGATCGGGATGCCCGCGGCGCCGAACAAGAGGCCGGTGCCGAGCGCGCCGTTGATGCCCTCGGCGGTCAGGTTGCGGTCGCCGAGCGCCACGTCGGACAGGTAGATCCCGGCGTTGGCGATCGCCCCCTCGCCCGCGGCCGCGCCGAGCTGCTGCGCGAGTCCAAGCGCGCCGCCGGTCGCCCGCCCGGCCTCGATGCTGCCGGCCGCCGCCCGGCTGAGCGCGCCGGCTGGTGTCGCGGCGCCGCCGCTCACGAGCGCAGGGAGAACCATGCCGGCGGTCTGCGCGGCCCCGGCAAGGATCGGGTTGTCGGCGCGGTCCTGCGCGAGCTGATCGAACTGCCCCTTGTCGAGGACGCCCTTCAGCAACCAGTCCGAGGCGCCCAGTGTCGCGCCGGAGAGCGCACCGCTGACCGTCGCGCCGATCGACCCGAGGACGCCGTTGTCGGTGGGTGCGATCCGGTTCTGCGTCGCGCCAGCCTCCGCGCCGCCGATCTCCTGGTACTCGCCGCCCGCGCGGTACCGATCGGCCTCGTCGTCGGGGGCGTAGATTACCCGCCCGTCTGGACCGCGGAACGCCGGCATCTACCGATTCGTCCTCAGCCCGAGCGACGGCCCGGCCCCGGGACTGTTGCGAAGGGGAGCGCCCGGCTGGAACGGCGCGAACGCCGCCGCGCGCCGCGCGACCACGTCCGGATCCTCTTCCTCGGGTGCGCTCGGGTCGAACCGGCTGGGCACGTTCGGCACGTTGGGCGCCTTGCGGATCGACGCCTCGATCCCGCGGATCTCCTTCTGGTCGCTAGCCGGCAGCGACTTCACGACGTCCTCGTAGACGGCGGGCGCGCTGTTGCGCAGGACCTCGAGCATGCCCATGGAGACCGTGTTGCGCCCACCCTCCCTGAGCCCGTCGCTGATCGGGTTCGCCAGCGCCTGCACGATCCGATCGTGCTCGGCATCGCCGGCGGTCGCCGCGCGCGCGGCAAGCGCCTTGATGTGCGTCGTGGCGTTCGGAGAGAGCCCGGCCTCGCTGCCGGGGCGCGCCTCCGCGTCGCTGATCGCCTGCTCCTTGGCCTGGTCCTCTGCATCGGTGTAATGCCCCGGCGTGAGGTAGCCCAGCGTCCGATCGTTCGCGAGCTCGGCGGCCGTCTTCTCGTCGGCGCCGAACGAGGTCCCGCGCTCGGTTTTGGTCTGCGGCTTCCACCCGGTCTGCATGCGGTTCCCCTTCAGGGCCGCATCGACATCGCTCGCCACCATGCCCTTGAGCGTCTTGAGCGACTCGATCGCTTTGTCCTTGCTCGCCGCACGCTGGAACAGGCTGTCCGGATCGAAGTTGAGGATATGCTGCATCGTCTGCTCGAACGCCTTGGTCGAGACGCGCTCGCCCATCGCCTGCTGGTACTTGCCGGCGATGTTGCCGAGATCGGTGGTGATCGACGACCACGCCTCGCGGTTCAGCACGCCCGGCCCGGCCTGGAGCTTGTCGATCGTGTCGCCGATGCGATCCGTGATGTCCTGCGCGGAGGTGACCTGTTTGGTCAACTCCTTCTGCGCTTCGGTGGTCGGAGCGAGCGCGGCATCGTTCAGCGTGGCGCTCTGGCGGAGCGTGCCGGCGTAGTCGCGGAGCTTCTGCGCCTGGGCCGGGTCCTGCTGCTGGCGCGCCTGCGCCTCGGCTTTGTCGGCCTGGTCCATCTTCGCCTGACCGGCGGGGGTGAGGAGCGCGCTGCCGGTGCGCGGGTCACCGATCGCGCGCTCCTGCACGGCCTTGGCGCGCTCCGCGGTCGCCTTGTCGCCGGCCGCGAGCGCGCGCTGCGCGACCTCCGCCATCTTCTCGCGCTCGGTCGCCGCCATGGTCTCGCTGTGGATCCGGTACTGCATTCCCAGCGACTCGCGATGCATCTGCACCGCCTGCGCGCGCGCGGCCTCCACGTTCATCTGATCCTGGTAGCGCTGTCCGGCTTGGCCTCGAAGGTCGGCCCGCGTTTCGTCGAGCTTCGCGTTGAGCTGCTGCGCGCCGGCGAGCGCGGCCGGCGACTTCATCTGCATCGCGATCGTCTGCACGGCTTGCTGCGCCTGCTGGATCGCCGCGTCCTTGCGCGCGTCGATCTCGGTGAGCCGGTCGACGTTGTGCTGGCGTTGCTCGGTGACGCCCACGTTCATCTGCGCGAGCGCCATCCGCCTCTGCTCGACGTCGGCCATCTGCCCGGCGACCTTCTTGTCGAGCAGCTGCTGAAGCGTGTTGTAGGCCGGATCGTTCCATGCCTCGCCGGGCCGGCGGGTCATGGCGGTCCCGAGCATCGAGAGCACGAGCCCGATCTGCGCCCAGATCGGGTGGTCCACGCTGCGGTCGATCCGCGTCTTGGCGATCTGGTCGGCCAGCTGGTCGCGCGCCTGGATCCGCGCGTTGAGCTCGGCTTCGTTCGCGGCCGCCTGCTTCGCGCGCTCGGCCAGGATCTGCTGGGTCTGCGCGTCGCGCTGGGCCATGGCGTGGCCCTCTTGCGTCGCGGCGTCGGCCTCAACCTGCGCCGAACGATCGATCGCGGCCTGCTGCTTGTCGATCGCGGTGTTCTGCGCGGCGAGGGTCCCCGCGGGGCCCTCCTTGATCAGCTGGGCCCTCGTCGGCGAGGGCTCCGGGGCCGGCCGCCGCGGGACCCCGGCGTCCTCCGCGGGGGACGTCACGGGGCCCTGTGGGATCGAAGGGGACCCGGTTGCCGGCGGCAACTGCGAGGGGTCCGTGATCGGGCCCTCCCCGGGGGCCTGCGGCGTGGGGGGCACGATCGGCGGCGCCGCGGGAGTCGGGACGCCGGTCTGATCCGGCGCGGGAGCCGCGGGCATCGGCGGCGGTGCCGGGAAGGGCTGCAGCCCGGGGAAGTTCGCGGCAAGGCCCGAGGGCATCGAGACCGCGCGCCCGTCGGGCGTGAGCAGGTTGACCATGTCGCCGTCGTAGAGGGGCATGGATCAGCTCGGCATGGTGACCGGGCCGTTGCCCTGGTCCCCGTGGGGGTACATCGCCGCGAGGCCGCCCGGGTTGGGGGGCGGCGCGCCGCCGGGGCCGGCCCCACCGAAGGCGCCCATCGCCTTCAGCTGCATGTACGTCCCCGCGCCCTGGGCGAGGTTGCCGAGCACGTTGGGCTTCTGGAGGTCGATCTGCTGCTGCTGGAGCTGGGCCCGATACGCGTCGATCTGCTGCTGCGACCAGCCCTGCATCTGCCCGAGCGCCTGGATCTGATAGGCGTCGTTCAGCTGGCGCTGCTGGAGCTGCGCCTGGAGGTTGGCTTGCTGCGCGGCCTGCGAGAGCTGTGCATTCTGGGCGGCGACGGCGGTGTCCTGGCCGTACAGGTTCGAGAACAGGCCGCCGAGCTGCTGGTTCGCCGCGGCCTGGTCCTGCAGTCGCGCCGCGCCGGCCTGGCCCGCGCCGGCGAGGCCGATGTCCGCCTGGTTGCGCATCGAGTTGCGGAACGCGAGGGCGGCGTTCGCGCCGCGGCTCGCGCGCGCGGCGGCCATCTGCGCGGCGTTCGCGCGCCCGACCTGCGCGTTCACCGCCATCTCACCAGCGCCCTGCTGGGTCCCGGCGGCGATCGCGCCGAGCCGCCCGGTGGTGTCGATGATACCCTGGCGCCCGGTCGGATCGACGGTGAACTGCGAGCCGTACATCGTCGGCGCCGCGCGACCCTGGGCGCCGCCTGCGATGTCGCCGAGCATGGACGTCGCGAACGGGTTCGGCGGCGGTGGCCCTGGAGCATCGCCGCCCGAGAACAGGCCGCCGAGGCCGCCGATGACGCCACCGACAGCGCCGCCGATCGCGGTTCCCCATCCTGGGACCACGGACCCGATCGCGGCTCCCGTGGCAGCGCCACCCACGGCGCCAGTTCCAGCAGCTCCCCAGTTCGCCATGTTCAGCCTGACCTTCCCGCCGTCATCGGACGGCGCACGTTGCCGAGCACCTGCCCGGTGATCACGAGCTCGGTGAGCTCGAACGAGGGACCGAAGAATCCGGCGGCCTCGAAGTCCTCGAACCGGAACTGGATCGACTGGCCGACCTCCCACAGGTCGAGCCGCCAGGCGTACTCGCCCGGCGCCGTGCCGCCGTACTCGCCGACGTTGTACTGCCCGTCATTGTAGTTCGAGCCACTGATCGGCTCGACGCCAACGACGTTCGAGCCGCTGATCCATCCCGCGCCGCTGCTCGCACCGGTCGCGTCGAGCCACACCGCGTCGGTCCAGCCGTGCGTGTAGTCGGTCTGGTACTGCACGCCGAGCTGGTGCGCCGACTCCCATGTGCCGAGCAGATGGAACTGGTTGAACTTCTGGAACCCCTGCAGGTACTCGACCATCTTGATCCACGCGGTCTCGAGGCGCAGCCGGATCCGCGCGCCGGCATCCGAGTAGACGCCGATGGTCTCGGCGAACATGCGCCCGTCCGTGCGCAGGTAGTAGAGTCGGCCATCGACCACCGCGCAGTCGCGCCCCTCGTAGTTCGTGAAGGTCGACCACTGGTCGAACAAGTAGTCGTAGAGCAGGGTCGATCCGCTGTCGGTCAGGAACAGGATCTGCGTGCGGTCCGGGAGCTGGAGGGCGCGGCGGATCCGCTGGCTGTTGAACGCCTCGACGGGCGCGCCGCGGTAGTTGATGTTGCTGTCGCCGCCGAGCTCGAAGATGCCCTGCGCGCTCATGAACAGGTAGCCGCGCGGCGTGAACACGATCGACTGCGAATCGGTGCAGCCGATGTCGCCGCTGGGCACGAGCTGCGCCTGCGAGAAGCCGCTGGTGTCGGTGCCGCCGGTCTGGTCCGGGCCGTCACCGGCGAACGTCCAGATCTGGCGCTCGGTCCAGATGATGATCCGGTTGTCGATGCTCGCCAGGCCCTGCACGCTGCCGCCCTGCAGGTCGACGCGAAGGAACAGGTCCGGCGGCCACTGCACGCCGATCCCGTCGGCGATGGGCTGCGAGTAGCGCACGAGCGTCGGATCGCTCGGGTCGCTGGCGAACAGCCGGTTCTTGCCGCGCGCGATCGCGGGGCCGAGCGGTGTCGGATCGTTCGAGAGGATCCCGCCGTCGGTGTAGAGCTCGTCGAACGTCTGGAGCGTGGTGTCGTTCATCCGGTCCAGGAACGACACGGCGTCGCTCGCCGGGACGTTGGCGACGTAGCCGTTGGCGGCGCCGACGGTCGTGGTGTCGAGCGAGGTCACACGGAACAGTTCCGACGCGTTGCCGTCCGAGCCGGGCAGCGAGCGCGCGACCATGATGCGCACACCGAGCTTGCGAGTGAGCCGGCAGGTCGGCAGGCTCAGCGTGACCTGGGTGTCGGCCGGGCCCATCGTCACGAGGATCCCGGGCGACGTCGGGCCCGGGTGGACCTCGCCTTGCGCGTCGGTCCACTCGTACCAGGCGCGGTACTCGTAGACCGTGCTCGAGGTCATCGAGCCGCCACCGGCGGGCGTCGCGGTGATGACCTCGGGGCCGACATGGAACCCGAGTTCGGTCCACGAGCGGCCGTCGTAGTGCATCGGGCAGGCACCGGCGAGGTAGAGCCCCTTGCCGAACTCCGCAGACTGGTGGCTCTGGTCGTTGTCGAAGTCGATCGTGATCAGGCGCGGCGCGGTCTCGAGGAACTTGTCGTCGTTCTCGCTCACCAGGCGCTGTCGCATCGGCAGCGCGATGCTCGCGATCGAGCCGGCGACGTACGCGGACGCGAGGTGCGTTCGCGCCGGCAGGCCGGCGGCGGAGCCCGGCAGGTGGCGGCCGACCGGGACATTGCCGTCGGAACCGATGCCACTGATCTTGAACGTGAGGTAGACGTTGAACGAGGTGGTCGGGTGGACCGTGGTCACGAACACGTCGGTGCCGATCGCGAACGGCTTCGCGACCAGCCCGACCGACTTGAGCGTCCCGAGGATGCCGCTCGAGCCGGCCGTGACCTCGACCGAGACCACGCGGACGTAGTGGTTCGTGGGCGCCGCCGCGGTCTCCTCCCATGCTGTCCAGGCAGTGATCGTTCCGGCGGCCTGGTCGCGCAGCACGGTCACCCCGCAGCGCAGGAACGCCGCGGTCGGCGCGTACGCGATGGCGCTCGCGACCGCGGCGATCGGGCTGATGTTGCCATTGCCCCCCGAGAGAAACTGGACCTTGGCGCTGCCGATTCCGCCGCCGGTGACGTACGCGAGCGCGATCCGGTCGCCGTTCGCGCCGTCCACGAGGACATGCGATAGCCCGATGGGCGTGCTCGCGGTGCGCGCCGCCGCGAACGTGATCGACGGCGGGTCGCCCAGCAGCGGCGAGGAGATCGTGCCGCCCTGGTCGATGTACCCGATCCGGATGTTCGCGCTGCCCGACTCGGCCCACGCGAGGATTGCCGGGCTGTCGGTGCGCGTGGTCGGCGTGACGTCGTAGATCGGGTCGGCGGCCGCCAGGTCGGGGGTGAGCTGGACTGGCGTCGCCGCGGCCGCTGGCAGCTGGGGGTTGACCACGATCACGTTGAGCGTCCCGCCCGCGGCGTTCGCCCAGTACACGTGCAGGTTGACCCCGACGGCCACGCACCGCGGCGAGATGCCGGTGGCGTCGGCCTGGGTCGCGGCGCGGTACACTCGGCCGCTGGCGGCGTCGACGACCGACCACCAGACCCCGCCCGCCGAATCCTCCCACGCGCACACCGTCACGCCGGCAAGCGAAGCCGCGTCGATCATGGTCTGGTCGGTGCCGGTGGTGGGCAGCGGCCGATCGGCACCGACGGCGCTGAACACGGCCCCGGCATCGGACCACTGCGCGGCGCCGCTCTCGCGCGAGTAGCAGCGGTTCGACGTGAACTCGAGGAGCTCGGTGCCGCGCTTGCCCATGCGGATCGCGTTGGTCACCTCGGCGCTGGTGCCCTCGATCTGCTGCCCGAGATCTTCACAACCGTTCCGCTTCCTGATCGAGGTCGCCCGCGAGAACACGCCGTTCTCGAGGACCAGCAGGGCCGGCATCGCGACGCTCTTGGGGTCCTGCTTCGTCTGCAGGCCCTGGGCGAATCGAAACGCCTGGACGGCTTCCGGGGGCATGGCGGCGCTGGTCGCGCGGCCCCGCGGCTGATGGGGAAGCTCACCTACGGCTGCCGATGCCTCGGTCCGTGGGTTGACCCATGCGACCACAGTTCATCGCCAAACGCAAGCCGGCATACAGATCGGACGCCAATCCGGACGGCGCCCCTGCGCATCGGTGCAGCGATACGACGGCTTGCGTTACCCGCGGCTCAATGCGTACCGTGGGGCATGAAGCGACTTCTGGTGGTGGCCTTCTCGGTGGTTGCCTCGGCGATCTCCTGCGGCGCGAGCGATTCCCCGCCTCCGAGCTGCCAGGACGCGATCCAGCACTACTACTCGGCAGGGTGCTCGTACTTCGACACCACGACCAACCCACCGACCCCTATCCCGGCAGCGACCTACATCGGCCAGTGCCAGACGAACTCGGCGCAGACCCCGGACTCGTGCAGAGATGAGCTCGATGCTTGGTTGGTCTGCAACGCCCGTGTCCCTAGCCCAGCGAAGGGCAACGCGGACTGCGATTGCTCCGCATCGTTCATGAGTCTCCTGCAGTGCCACTGACCGCTGCTGTCGGCAGACCGGTGCCGCGTTCTACGGCACTTGAACTCGGGTCGGGTCGTGCGCAGCATAGGCGATATGAACCGAGCGCTACTTCTCCTGACCATCCTGACCGCCTGCGCCGACTCGCCGATCGATCCGGCTCCGATGCCACGCCCCAGGACGGTCCTGTCTGCGTGCGGCTGGTCGCCGGTCGAGCCGCAACTCCACGTGGAGTCCGCTGGGGCCGACGTGACGTTTCCCATCGCCGGTCAGTGGAACGACCACGTCACGTGGACGGCGGCCATGCAGTCGTGGAGCAAATGCGCGGCACCGATCGCGACGTCATGCGGGGCGCTGCCGACGATACCGGCATGGGACATCACAACCAACCCCAACGGCAGCCAGACCGGTCCATGGAGGTTCGTGGATAACCCCAGCGGTTCGACGTCCATCTTCGTTGTATCGACGGCATGGGGTCACCACGAGTCGTGGATCACAGTCGTGAACGCGTGGGCGACCTGCGCCGATGCCACGAATCAGTAGTTACGCCGTGGTCAGCTGATAGTCGACGACGAATTCCGATCCGGACGCGCTGCTGAGCACCTCGACGAAGTAGCTCGTGTTTGTAGCGACCACTTCGCTAAGCGAGCTCTGTCCAAGATTGATCGCACCCGGAGATGCTGCGGAATTCGTCTGCGTGGCTCCGATCTGGGTAGGGACGGCAGCGGCAATCCCTGACGTCACTTTCCATAACTTGGCGGTCAATGTGTTCCCGGCGCCGCTGAGTTTTTGGCATCGAACATTCCACGCCGTGATCGTGGTCCCGCCGCGCGGGCGCAGCGGGAGATTTGCCGTCCCACTGACACCCAGCGAGATCGACACGGCACCAGCGCTGCTCCCGGCGGTGAACGCGGCCGGAGCGAATACGATCCCGAACGCGACCGAGTAACTCTCCACGTCGCCGTAGGTCAGCGTTCCGGTGACGCTCAGATTGCCGGTCACCGTTAAGTTGCCGGTGATGTTGCCGCCGCCGGTCACGACGATCCCGCCGGTCAGCGTTGGTGTCGTGGTCGAGAATGATAGCTGACCAATGTTGTCGACCTGCAGGAGCGATTGCGCCCCCGGCAGCGCCAGCGGCCACGTCATCGTGTACGAGCCCGCGATCGCCGCTGGCGCTGCCTGCCCGACGAAGATTGACCCGGCGCCGTTGAACGGGAACAGCCGCAGGTCGCCGCTGCGCAGCCGGGCCCAGCGATTCGAATCCCCGGTCCCTTCGCGGAACTCGTACGCCTTCTGGGCATCGACGTAGTTCAGCGTGGCGCCGACGCTCGTGTAGTCGCCGCCGATCCCGCCGACGAACGCCGCGAAGTTGAGCGTGTTCCCCGAGGTGAACTGGACCTTGTTGCCAGCGCTGTTGTGCCAGTACAGCTCGTTGGCAACGAGGCCGCTGGTGCCGTCGGACACGAACAGGCTGGTGCGCTGGCCGGCTGTGAGCCCGCCGGCGGCGATCGCCGAGAACTGGACGCGATGGAGCTGCGTCGGCGCCCACAGCGAGCTGAACGGCAGGTCGGCATTGATGTTCAGGCCGGCGACGGGGATCGGGAGGCCCTTGCCGCTCGAGTGGTCATGCGCGTCGACCTTGGCCCAGTTGGCATCGTCGGTGTCACCCCAGATGCCGGAGCCCGGCGCGCCGCGCGTGGGAAGGGTCAGGCCCATGTTCGGGAAGGTCGTCATCGTCGTCTCCTCAGCTGTAGGGGGTCAGCAGCACCACGCCAGGCGCCCCCGCGCCGCCCACGAATCCAGCGGGGTTGATCGCGACGGCCCCGCTGCCGCCACCGCCGAATCCCGCGGACGACCCGGCGTTGCCGGTGGACGCCACGCCGAAGATGGGCTCGCCGCCGGCGCCGAGGTCGGTCCCGCCGCCGGCGCCGCCGATGAGCCCGGCGGTCGCGAGCGCCATCACCAGCCCCGGTCCGGCCTGCCCGAAGCTCGCGAGACCGACCGGGCCGGTGCCCGGCGCGGCGATCGGCGTGCTCGACACCGCGGCCGCGCCGGTCGAGCCGATGCCCCCTGAGCCACCCTTGGCCGTGAATCCGGTCCCGTTGACGGTCGCCGTGGTGTCGGCTCCGGCGGTCCCGTTGCCTCCCGCCGCCGATCCGCCACCACCGCCGGCGCTGCCCGCGGACCACGAGTAGGTCAGGGTCGAGAGCGGCACCCCCGGCGTCCCGATGACCGTGCGCAGCCGCCAGCCGCTGAGACCACCGCTGGCCGCCGCGGACCCGTTGACCGCGCCGCCCCCGCCCCCGCCCTGGCCGATCATGTCCAGCACCACGACGCAGGTCCCGGCCGGCAGCGTGTCGGATCCGGATCCGGTGAGCGTCAACGTGGGCGCGAGCAGCCGGCCCGAGACCTGGCCCTGCAGAGTCGCGATCGCGTCGCTTTGCGCGGTCGCGGTCGCGGTCGCCGCGCGCGCCTTGTCCTGGAGGTCCTGGAGGTTCTGCTCGGCCTGGATCATCACGCGGTCGGTCGCCGGATCGCCGGTGTCGGCCAGCGACGCCACGGTCACGTTGCGCGGTGGCTTGGGGATGCGGCGGGCCGGCACGTCAGAACCCCCGACGCCATGCGTCGAGCTCGCCATCCCACGAGTCCCCGCCCGGCCCCTCGCGCAGGTTCAGGTGCTCGGGGCCGCTCGAATCGCGCTCGCCGGCGGCGCTCATGATGCGCAGCGCGGTGCGATTGAGCTGCTCCGTCCACGGCGACGGGTCGCGGCCCTGGGTGTTATAGAGCCGGACGAGCGCGCCGTAGACCGCGTATTCCTCCCAGCTGTTGTAGTACTCGCGCGGCGACGAATCGAGGATGGGCGCCGCGGGCGTGTGGAGCACCCGCAGCGTGTAGACCTGGTCCGGCGTCGGGTACAGGTCGATCCCGCGCGCGGTGAGCCGGTGCGCGGCGGGCCGACCCTCGGTCGTGCCGTAGCGGAGTCGGTCCTTGATGCCGACGCGCGGCAGCGGGATGAAGTCGTTCACGTCCTGGCGGTCGACGGCGCGCACGATCCACGTCGGCGGCGGCCCGGCGGGGAGCGCCACGAACGCCTGGTGCGCGACCGTCACCACGTTGTCGTTCTGGTCGAAGAAGCCGCTGTTCTGCTCGACGATCAGCTCGTAGCCCTCGGCGAACGCCGCCTGGATCTCGGCCGTGAGGTACGCGTCCGGGAAGCGCACGGTGTTGCGCGCGTCGCCGCGGTTGCGGACGATCGTCACGAGGTCGCCGAGGGTCTTGGTCATGCTGCCTCCACGAGCCGCACGGCATCCGCGCGCGGCATGACGAGCGCCAGGGTATCGAGCAGGCTCGTCGGCGTGAGCTCCACCGGGAAGCCATCGCGCAGCCCGCGGTTCGCCGGGTTCGAGATATACGGCTCGGCGTGGGGGTCGAGCACCTTCGATGACCAGTCGTGGATCAGGGTCACCAGCTCGAGCGCCTCATGCTGGCAGTACCCAGCCCATGCTGCCGCGAACCACGCGCGCGAGATTCGGCTGCTGCCAGGCCAGTAGGTGAGCGTCACGGTCGAGATCGCGAACGGCGCCTTGCGCGCGCCGGTGAGCGTGCACCAGGTCTGGTCGAGTCCGACGTACAGCTGCAGCCGGTCCTCACCCATCAAACGGAGCTCGACCTCCGAACGCCCGTTCGGGTGCCGAATATCGAGTCCGCCGAGCGCGACGGCCCACAGCTGCGTTAGCTCGCTATCCGAACTGGTCACCGTCAGCGACATTTCAGCTGAGCACCACGGTGGTGTTGCCAGTGAGCTGCCAGCCGGTACCGTTCCACAGCAGCGACGCGTAGCAGGTCGTCGCATTGAACGTCCCCAGCGTGGTCCCGGCCGCGCCGAGCGTGGTCAACGCGGTGAGTCCGATGGTCCCGCTCGGGATCGTCGCGGCGACGCTGCAGCCGACCAGCAAGATCTCGCCGGGCGCCGAGCCGTCGGGGATCGCCTTCGTGGTCGTGCTCGACACGGTCCCCGTGACCGATAGCGCGAAGTGCTCGAGGTTGAATCCGGTGGTCACCGTCGTCCCGACCACCAGCGTGCGGACGCCCTGCTTGTGCACGCGCCGCGCGCGCCACTTCAGCCCCGCCGTGGCCTCCAGTTCAACCACCTGGCCGGCCGTGGTGAAGCAGAACGATCCGGCGCAGACGAACCCGGCCAGGGTCTCCGGACTCGTGATGGTGACCGTGCCGAGCGGCGTCGAGGCGGCCGACACGCAGGTGATCTTCTTCTTCTGCCCGGCGAACGTGGGTGCCGCGAGCGTGAACGCCATCGTCCCGCTCACGGTCAGCTCGGTGGCGAACTTGAAGGGGTCGATCGCGCCCGCCGCGCTGATCGACTCGACGAGGGAGCCGGTGTCGCCGGCGAGCTGGTTGATGGTGGCCTGGTCGAAGTTCCCGACCCGGCCGAGAGTTGCGAGGTCCATGGTGTGCCTCAGTTCTTGTTCGTGAACCGGACGGCCCAGCGAACGTAGACGGTGGTGGTGGTGGGGATGTCGATCAGCGTCGTTGAGTTCTGCGAGAACACGAACGTGGCGGTGCCGGCGGTCACGTCGATCGCTGTGGTGTTCCCGTCGATGCCGGCGATGGTCGCCGCAGTGACATCGACGAACGTGAAGATCGGCGCCTGCACCAGCTGCGGCCACGTCTTGCGGAACGTGATCGTGTAGGTGCCGAGCGCGGACCGCACGGCGGTTGCGATCTCGCCGCCGCCGTTGATCCCGGAGTCGGCGTTGACCATGTCGGCCGCGGCGCCGCCGCCGGTGAGCTTGGCGAACAGATCGACCACGCAGGTCCGCGGGGTCTCGATCGGTCGCCGTTGTCCGTTGGGGGTGCTCATCGGGTCCTCACGAGCTCGCGTTCAGCTGGGCCACGCCGTTCCAGCCGGGCGCCGAGCAGCCGAGGTTCTGGTACGCGCCGAGCCGCGCCTCGACGCTGTCCTCGTTCTCCGAGGGGCGCAGGCGGAGGCCGGTGGCCATCTCGCCGGTCCAGTTGATCCACTCGCCGGTGTGCCAGAGCCGCCAGGTGCTCGCCATGAGCGCGTAGAGCCGGTTGCTCGGGCAGTTGCGGTCCGGGTAGATGCTGACCATCCGCCCGCCGCACAGCGCCTTGTAGCCGCTGAAGCCGACGATCAGGTTGCCGTCGCGGCTCATCACCTGGCCGTTGACGTCGCCCAGGATCCGCACCTTGCTGTTCGACACCAGCTCAAGGTCCGCGAGCGACTCGGGGTTGGCGAAGATGTGCGAGGTCTTGCCGCCGTACTTCGTGACCTTCGCGGTCAGCTTGATGATGATCGCGTCGAGGTCGCCGATGGTGCGGCCGTCGAGGAACACGCCGCCGAGCCGCACGGGCGACGTCGATCGCGTGATGTTGTTGAACGCCGCGGCGAGCAGCGCGGCCCGCGTCGAGACGTCGCCGGGGAGCCAGTCGGCCAGGCCGGAGATGCATGCGTTGTAGTCACCGCGCTGGAAGATGAACGACGACGCGGTGACGCTGCCGCCGAACTTCACGCCGAGGTTGTCGGCGATCGTGACGGTGCCGGACTCCTCGTCGACCGCGGTGACGGTCGTGGTCGCGCCGCCGTTGAGCAGCGAGCCGGACCCGTCGGTGGTGCTGGCCTGCAGCACCTGGCCGATCGTGAAATTGAAGGTCGCCGCGTTGTCGGTGAACGTCAGCGTCGTGGTGTTCGTCGAGGCGATCGCCAGCTGGCCGAGCGCGCCGCCCTGGGTCCGGTAGAGCCGGCGCCCGATCTTCTCGCCGAGGGACTGGAGCCCGCGGTCGAACTCGCCGAGCGCCTTGACGAACGCATCGGACTTCTTCTCGGTCGCGTACAGGAGCTCGTTGTTGACCTGGATGCGCTGGTACTGCTTCATCCGGGACAGCAGGAAGTCCTGGTACTGGCTGACCGTCGAGTCGGTCATCGCGAAGCCGTAGTCGGCGCCGGCGCCGCTCGGGTTCGCGAACTCGACGGGCTGGACGTAGCGCCGGCCACCCGCGGTGTAGCCGCGCTCCTTCTGCACGAAGGCCAGCCAGGGGTTGTCGCCGAAGCTCTGCTCGAGGATCTTCTCGTCGGTGTAGACGTCCTTCAGGAAGGCGTCTTGGTTTGCAAGCGTATGTGCTGCCATGGTCTGCTCTCAGGTGGGGGTTGAGAGCACCGCGCTCAGCGATCAGGTCCCGGCCTCGTCGAACCACTTCCGCGCCAGGTACTGCCGGCGTTCGGCTTCATTCCGGAAGGTCGGGGGCTTGGGATCTTTCGCTGTGGTCGCCGCCGTCTCTTTGGGTGGAGTTGGCGGGGCGAGGCGCGCGCTCGCGGTGGTGGTGGTGCGGGCGCCGGCGTGATCCGCTTTCGCGGGCGCGTCCGCTGCTTTGTCCTTCGACGGTTCGCTTGCTGGAGGTGGGGTCGCAGTGCTGGTGGTCGGCTCCGGCGCATAGTGCGCGCGGAGCTTCTGGTCTCGGGCCTCGTACTCCTTGTCGATCTTCGTCGAGTAGTGCTCGATGAGCTTGTCGTCGCCGGGGACCTTGTCCCAGTCGCCGGCCGCGATGCCCTGAGCGATCGCGGTGAACAGCCGCTGCCCCGGCGTGATGCCGTCGAGGAGCTCGGCCTTCATCAGGTGGGGGAACTTCTCGCCGTGCTTGGCGTCGACCAGCTGGCGGTCGAGCGTGGTCACGGTCTCGCGCACGGTGCGCTCGCGCTCCGCGGCCTTGGCCTTCTCGGCGGCGCTGGTCTCGCCGGCGGTGCGGTCGCGGCGGTCGCGGTCGATCAGGTGCTTGTTGCGCTCGCTGCCGAATTCGGCGCGCGCGGCCTTGTCCATGGGCACCTTGAGCTCGCGCTCGGTCCAGTCGCCGTACGCACCGGCGAGAAACCGCTGCACGGCGGGCTCCTTCGCGTCCTTGGCGCCGATCGACATGACGACGAGGCGCTCGAGCGCGCCGATGGGGTCCTCGATCGTCAGCCGCTCGATCTCGTCGAGGGCCTTGTGCCGGTCGCTGAGCGCCGGAGCGCCACTGCGAGCCTCGAGCTCGGAGACCAGCTTGCGGTTGTGGGCCTGGAGTCGCTCGAGCTCCGCGGTGAGCTTCGGGTCGGGCGCCGCCGGCTCGGAGGGCTTCTCGACCGGCTTGTCGGGCGCCGGGGTGTCCTTGGCCGGCTCGCCGGTCGCGGGCTTGTCGCCCGCCGCGGGCTGCTCCGTCGGGGTCTCGACGGTCTCCGCGGGCTTCTCGGCTCCAGCGCCCGCCGCGGGGGCACCCGCCGTCTCCACCACCGTGACGCCCGCCGTCGATGTCCCCTCGCGATCCGGCTTGCCCTCGCTCGGCCCGCGCACGTCGCCGTGCTTGTCGAGGTTCTCGAGCATCGCTTGCGCGCTCTTGCTGAGGATCCGGTTCGCGGCGCCGCCGTGGACGTGGACGTGGGTCGCCGCGCCCTCGCGGCCGTGCGGGCGGTCCGGGCGGTCGATCGCGCCGCCGTGGACGACCTGCTCGGTCAGCTGGGGGCGTCCCGAGCGAGTCGCGTCGGCTGTGCGCTCCTTGCCCGGCGCGGGTCCGGCGCCGCGGCTCGGACTGGTGGTCTCGGTGACGGTGGGCATGTCCATGGAGAAACCTCAGGCCGCCATCGGGATGGGTGGGATCGCTCCGACCGGGGCCGGCGGCGGAACCGGGCCCGAGGGCATGAGCTGGACGCCGCCGGGGTTGGGCGGCAGCGGCCCCGCGGGCGTGGGTGGCGGGCCCGGCGGCAGCGCCGGCGCAACAGCATCGGCCGGGCTCGGACCCGCGCCGAGCATGCCGGGCGCACCCGCGGCGGTGCCGGACTTCTTGCGCTGGATCTCGTAGACCGTGTTGTCGATGAAGTCGCGGAACCGCTGCTGGACCTCGGGCGGCGCTTCCTCGCTCTGGACCCAGTTGTAGTAGGAGGTCGCGACGATCAGGCAGAGCTCGAGGTCGTGGTACTGCTCGGGCTGTGGCGCCTCCTTGTCGGCGTCGACAAGGGTGTCCATCATCTTCAGGATGTTCTTGAACGGGGCGAGGATGATCCGCATCGCCTCGGTCAGGTCCGGGTCGTCGAACAGTGCCGGCACGAACCACTGCGGGATCACGCCGGCGCGCGCGAGCTGGTCGACGATATTGAGCTTGCCGGCGCGGGTGTCGGGCAGGAACCCGATCGGCTCGATGCGCAGGCGGTAGTCGCCGTCGTCGAGCTGGACCTTCGAGTAGTCGAGCTGCTCGATGGCGTCGCGGCCCTTCCACGACACCGCGATCCAGCTGCGCTTCTTGCCCTTGCTCTCCTCGCGCCGGCGCGCGACGCGGGCTGCGGCGTCGATGTAGCGCTGGGCGGCCTCGAGCCGGTATCGGGCGTAGTTCGCCTGGGGCATGCGGAACCGATCGCTGTCGATGTCGTACTGGGTCTCCAATGCCACGCCGCTCGCGCCGGGCCCGAGCGAGCTTTTGCTCTCCGCATTCGATCGCGAGACGCCGGAGAGGTCGTACATCCACCCGATGACCTCCTTGGCCATCGCGAGCTGCGCCGGGTGGAAGGGCTGCGGTGTCTCGTATGTGGGAGGAGGACCGCCGCTGTACTTGAGCTTGAACGGGTTCCAGCCGGTCAAGTTCTCGACGGGGATGTCGTTGGCCTTGTTGACCAGGAAGAACCCGCGCCCGGTCGCCGCCAGGTTCAGCTGCAGGTCCCGGACGATCATGTTGAGCCGGTGCTGCAGGTCGGCCAGCAGGTCGACGAACCCATCGCAGTAGATGCCGCGGTGCGGGAGCCGCAGCTGGAACCGAGCCCACGGGAACCGCGGCTCGTACCACTCCTCGGCGACCAGCGTGCACTCGTCGCTCACACCGTCGATGCACAGGACGTGGCGGCCATCGTCGCCGTCCTTGAGCGTCGGTGGATGCCACGCCTCGAACACGTCGACGTAATCCTCGAGATCGCCGTAGTGCGGGCCGTCGCCGTCGATGTCGGTGTCCTCGGCGCGGCGCTCCGATTGGGGCGCGATCTCGATGACGTCCTCGGCCTTGGGAAACAGCTCGCACAGGTACTGCCGGGCCACGCGCTGGATGCGGATCGCCTGGCCGGGCTTGCCGTACTTGCATTCGCGCCGGTCGAACAGGAGCTCGTTGACCGGGATGCGCTCGGCGAACACCGCGTCCTCGTTGTCGTCGACGCGCGTGAACCCCACGCCGAGCTGCGTCCCGTCGTCGAGCGCGAACCTGCTGAGGTCGTCGAACTCGGTCTCCTGCATCTGGCCGACGACGAATTCGCGGAACTTCTGGCCGCGCCGCTTCATCCCCCAGTCGGCGCCGGTGGTGACCACGCCGGGCATCGGCCGGTCCTTGGAGAGGCGGCTCGAGAACGTGTCGCACACGGCGCCGACGACGTTCAGCCGCGCCATCCCGTAGCCGCCGCGCTCGAGGTGCTGGAGCGCGGCGCGGAACTGCTGCAGGACGACGCCGCGGTAGATACGCTCGCGCGCCAGATTCTTCCGGTGGAAGTTGCTCTCGCGCTGGAGGAGCGCGCGCGCGTACGGGACGACGCGCTTGTGGACCGGGGCGCCGACCGGCAGACGGAACCAGTGCTCGTCGCGCTTGAGCGTGTACTGGTCGCCGGTGTCCTTGGCCATGGGGGTCCGCTTGGCGCGGCCCCACGGCTGGACGGGGTAGCTCGGTCAGCGCTGCCGGTGGTCCGGTCGCTGATCTGACCTCAGGATGGCCACACCCCGGGTCGAAATGCAAGCCGCGTTACAACGCGGTCGCCGGCTCACCGGCTCAACAGCCCGGCTTCGTCGGCGCGTCGTGCGTCCCGTGCTGGCGCGGCGGGATCCGCGTGGCCACGTCGTGGCTGCCATGATGCCGCGGCGGCATGCGGGTGTCGTCGGCGTCCATGTCGCTGCGGCCGCCGTGCTGGTCGGAGTCGGGCTCGCTGTGGGGCTTGGGCATGCCGGGAGCGTACGCCCGCCCCGCCAAGCGGTCCATCACTCGCTGCCGGGGCTGTACTCGGGCACGCCGACCGTCTCACCGATCGACGGCTCCGGCTCGGCGGCATGCGGGCGGTCCATGCCGAGCTTGCGGGCCTGGCGGATGTCCGCGACCTGGATCCGGATCTTGCCCACCTGCACGATCGGTCCGATCTGGAAGTCCTTCTGGCGGGCGTATTCGAGTAGCTGGATCATGTCGGCGAGGTCGGATGCGGCGGCCGGCTGCGGCAGCGGGTCGCCTTCCTCGTCGTGCTCGGCAGGGCCGGGCGGTGGCAGGCGGGGGTTCATTGCCGACATCGTACCGCCGATCCGTCACGATAGACGCCGTGGTCGAAGCCCTCGCGGCGGGCGCCACCGTGCGAGACCATGCCATCGTCGTCGCATCGGCATTCGCCCTTATCGACGTTCGCGCATCGGCACGCGGGCCAGCGCGGAACCTGCGGTGACCGCGGCGTCGGGTCAAGTTCGCCATCGCGGAACGAGCCGCTCATCGCTGGCACCACACGCTCTCGCCGTCCTGGCGCGCGGTCGCGCCGCCCGTGCAGTACAGCCGGCCGCGCACCGGCGCCGGGCCCACGATCTCGCGCCGGAGCCACGCGTCCAGCAGGTCATCCTGTGGCCGGCCGAGCACCGGCCGCAGCTCGAAGGCTCCGTTCGGCTGCGCGCCGTTGACGTACCAGCCGCGCGGGGCACGGCAGCGGTGGCGATGCACGCACCAGCACCAGAGCACGAGCAGGACGACGATCGCGCGGGTCACCCCTCACCTCGCGCGATCTTGGGCTCCGGCTCGGGGTCGCGCAGCGTCGCGCAGGGCGCCCGGTTCCGCGGATGCTCGGAGCAGCTGATGACGCAGACCTGTCCGGTTGCGACGCCGCAGACGGCGCGGGTACTTGTCGATGAACGCACGCGAGAACGGGAGCTGAACTCGCTCGTAGAATCGGCGCCGCGAGATGATGAATGTGCCGTCAGTACGCATCGTAGTCTCCACTCGCTCCGTACTCTGCGGCCAGTTCGTCCTGCTCCACAAGCCTTTCCTCGCGCCGGCGGTCCGCGTCCTCGATGGAGCGCTCGATCTTCGCTTCCTCGAGCGCGTACGCCTCGCGCGATCCCGGCGGGGGGCGCTCGGTGCCGAGCTGCGACAGGTAGTGGGTCAGGTCGTTGTACCCGTAGCGCCCAGCATCGGCGCAGTGATCCCCGTGCACGACGCCGCCCACCGCGCGGTGCTTGTGGACCATGCGCGGCTTGCCGGGCGCCGTCGGCAGGTAGACCAGGTGGCGCATCTCGGTGTACAGGGGCGATCCCTCGCGCAGGTGAACCAGACCGCGGCGGATGTCGCCGGCGAGCAGCTCCTCCAGCATGTTCTTGCCGGCCTTGTTGGCCTCCTGCAGTGGCAGGTTCATGCGCCGAGCCCACTCCGCGAACTCGGCTTTCTTGTTCGCCGCGTCACCGCCGAACGACACGATCCCCGGCTCGACGTCCCACAGCAGCTTGATGTAGCTGGCCTGGTCGTCGGCGTGGACCTTGGTCTGCTTCCAGCTGAACATCTCGTAGACGTCGTTCAGGGTCGGCGTGAAGGCCCACATCACCGCCGCGAACGGGTCAGGCCAGAAGCCGAAGTCGAACCAGAGCGAGTAGAGCCACTCGTGGACCCGGCCGTCGCGGCCCTTGCGCGGGAGGTCGCGCACCGCGGCGTGGTGATCGTACCAGGGCGGGTGGCCGTCGAACCGCGGATCGCTGCCGACGAACGGGTTGTCGCGCAGGCGCTGCGGCGCGAACAGCAGCTGGTGGCGTGGCACCGCGTGGACGGGGTAGACGAAGCGCGCGTCGGCGCGCACCCAGCGCCCGAGGTACTCGCGCACGAAGTACGGCTCGTCACCCTTGATCTTCTTCTCGCGGATCTCGACGCCGGCGGTCGCGTCCCATCGGACCCGGACCGCGGCACGATCGGCGTCGTCGGGATCCGCGTACGGACCATGCCTGTGCAGCGCGCGCTCCTCGGCCGGCAGCTTCGTGTCGCGGGCGAGGTTGTCCTCGACGTAGTAGACGATGGTCCCCTCGGGCGCCGTGCTGTCGACCTCCGCGACCACGTGGCCGAAGTACGGGTTGTCGACCTGGGCGATCGTGTGGACGTCCCAGCCCTCGGGTCGCTTGTCGCCGTCGGTCTCCTCCTTGGTGACCTCGTAGAACAGCCCGGCGCAGTCGACACCGGGCGTGCCGGTCAGCCAGCACTCGCCGCCGAAGTCGTTCAGCGCCGGCGTGATGGTCGCGATGAACTCGTCGAGCCCCGGGAAGTCCTGCGCCTCGTCGATCCAGATCACGTGCTTCGCCGCGCCGCGCTTCGAGCTCTGGCGCCCGATGTTGTTCGCGCCGAACACCTCGATCTGCGAGCCGTTCGAGAGGTCGAGCTTCATCCGGCCGTCGCGCACCGTGACGACGATGCCGCCGAGGATGTAGCGCTCGAGCTTCGGGCCGCGCTTCTTCGTGGGCGCGCCGAGCTCGCGCACGACGTCGAGCAGCCCGCTCTTGTTGTCGTTGGTCCAGGCCCTGTCGCGCGCATCGACGCCCGTCTTGGACACGTAGGTCGCGCGGAAGCCCGGCGTATCGAGCGCGCGCGCGACCAGTTCGCGGACCCCGCCCGCGGTCGCCCCCGCCCGCCGCGTCTTGCAGGTCGCCC